CGTTTTCGGTATTTTAGGGCGGATGTGAAGGTTTCTCTGCGCATCAATTCTACGCCTTACCATTACGGTGCTCTTCTTGTTTCTTGGCTTCCTAACTATGATCCCACATGGATTGCTAACAATGCTAATGGGTCTTTGTTTGCGAAGTTCGGAAATGTTTATACGCAGAGTTCCAATCCCTCTGCCATTGTTTCGGCCAGCGCTTCCGATCCTGTTGAGTTCGTTATGCCTTGCAAGATCCCGACAGCTTACATTGATTTGGCATCTTACAATGGCACTGGCATTCCTAACATTGGTTGTTTTGTTATTAGGGTGGTCAGCCCTCTGCGCATGATTCACTCTACTACCAATCCCGTTCTGGACGTTTCAGTTTTTGCTTCTTTCGAGCGGCCTCAGGTGGCTGGTTTTTTGGCCGCCGATCGCCCCTCTTATGTGGCTCGTGGCAATTTGTCAGCTTCTGTCATTGCTCAGAGTGCTAAGCGTGAGGCTGTCACGAAATCTGAGAAGCACCTAGCTTCTGGCGTTGCTTTAGCAGCCAGTGCTTTCACTGGCGGCCTGAAGGACGTGCCTGTTATCGGCACGGCTGCCAGTTTCGCTAGCAAGGTGTTTGGTTTTATTGGCGGTGGTCTCAAGCAGATCGGGTATGACAAGCCCCGAACTCGTGAGGCTGCTACCGTGGTTAAACCAGTTCCTGGAATGGACATGTCGCTCGTGGATGGTCTTGATTCTTCCCTTTCATTGGCGACAATGGTCGACAACCAAATTGGGTGCGATTCTGCGCTTTTTAAGTTGCATCCCGACGAGGGTAAGTTGGCCCATTTGTCTACTAGGTATTCTCTTTTTGATATTACCACTTTCACCGATACCCTTGGGCCCGATGGCATTATTGCCACTTATCCGGTGACGCCCGGTATTTGTGCCAAGTCTACTTCTGCGGGCCCAACTGCTGCGCCGTACGTGATGTACCCTACTTCGGCTGCTCATACGAGCATGTTTTTCC